CACGTCGAAAGCGGAATCGTCCAGCAGCCGCTGCGAGGCCTTGGGCAGTGCCGAAAGCTCGTGCAGCGGGATCGAGATCCGCTCGACACTCGGGGTGCCGGTCTCGGTCGTCGCCGCCGTTTCGGTGGCCCAGCCCGCGCCCGCCTCGCTGGTGTCGATCAGCACGTCGTAGGAGGTGGCATCCACCTGCACCACATTCGCGATGGACCGCAGCGAGGACGAAGACCGCAGCACCGACTGGATCATGTCCGAGGTCTGCGGGTCCACCAGATAGCCGCCATCGCTTGCCACGGCGGTGCTCATCGCCTTGCCCTCGATCTCCAGCGCGCGGAAGCCATCGGCATCGCCCGAGCGCAGATAGGCGGCGAAGGCCTTCTGATGCGGGGCGTCCAGCTCTGCCGCGGCGGTGGAAAGAACCGGGCGCCGGGCCCGGGCGGTCTTGCGTTCCAGCATGGTCATCTGCTCTTTCTGTTGCTCCAGCTTCTCGTGAATGTCGGCGCGGAACTGGCGCAGATCGTTGACGAAATCCGCCATCGCCCCCTTCACCTCATCGGCAGGCGACATCGCTTGCGCGGACGCACCTTCCCCGGCCGCTGCCGCGGCGTCTGTCCTGGCCATCATGGCTCCTCCTGGTTGGATCGTTTCCTGTCAGCCGCGCGCCAGCTCGCGGCCCGCCGCGCGCAGCGCCGCGGCCAGCCCCGCTAGGGCCTCGCCGCCGCCGGCCTCCGCCTTCCGCGCCACCCGCGCCTCCGGCAGCATCGGGAAGGTCACCAGCGAGACCTCCCAAAGCTCCACCTCCGCCAGCCGCCGCCCGCCGCCGGCATCCTTCACCGCGCGCCGCGTGCGGTAGCCGATCGACAGCCCGTCGATCGCCCCGGCGGCCAGCAGCGCCGCCGCCTCACGGCCCCGCGCCACATCAGTCAGAATGCGGCCGCGCACGAACAGGCCTCGGGCATCTTCGCGCACCTCGTCCCAGACGCCGATGGGCTGGGCCGGATCGTGCTGCCACAGCATCTTCACCCGCCCGCCCCGCGCTGCCAGCGCCGCCAGCGAGGCCGCGTAGGCCCCCGGCTCCACCACGTCGCCACCCTGGTCGGCCGCGCCGAACAGCGAGGCATGGCCGGAGATCTCCGTGCCATCCCTCACCTCCAGCCCGCCCTCAGGCCCGCAGAACTTCCGCTCCAGTTCCATCGCTCGTCCCCCGCTCTTGCCCCGTTATCCCGCATTGGGGTTCGGGAATGGTTAGACCACCGTACGCTCACCCCCGGGGCGGCAACCCCAGCAGAACGCGCTTCTCCTCGTCGCTGAGAAAGCTGGCCTCGCCCACGCGCCGCCACTGCATGTCCCGCTCGGCGGCCAGCGCCGGCACCTGGTCGAGATCGGGGCGCAGGTCCACCGCCCCGCCGCCGTGGTCGCCCAGCCAGGCCGACAGCGCCGCGCAAACGCGGCTGGCCAGCGGCAGCACCGTCAGGCGGTAGAAAGCACGGTTGGCCTCCTGGTAATTGGCGTAGGTCGCATCGCCGGGGATGCCCAGCAGCATCGGCGGCACGCCGAAAGCCACGGCGATCTCGCGCGCCGCGGCCTCTTTGGTTTTCTGGAACTCCATGTCCGACGGGCTGAAGCCCATCGGCTTCCAGTCCAGACCGCCCTCCAGCAGCATCGGCCGGCCGGCGTTGCGCGCGCCCTGGTGATGCGCCTCCATTTCCGACAGCAACCGGTCGTACTGGTCGGCCGACAGCCCGCCCTGACCGTCGCCGCCAGTGTAGACGATGGCGCCCGAGGGCCGGGCGGCATTGTCCAGCAGCGCCTTCGACCAATGCGAGGCGGCGTTGTGCACATCCACCGCGTTGGCCGCGGCCTGCAGCGCGCTCAGCCCGTAATGATCGTCCTGCGGATGGAAGGCCTTGATGTGGCAGATGGGAGAGGCGCCCTCGCCCACCTGGAAGCGATGGGTGCGGGACCCCACGGTGTAGTCGTAGGCCGCCGGCCAGCCATCGCTGCCGGGCACCACCCGCATCCGCTCCGAACGCAGCACGTGCAACTCCACCGGCATCGCGGCACCCACCGCCTCCACGAAGGCGTTGCCGGTCAGCAGCAGCTGGCCGTAAAGCGCCTCCAGCATCTCCGCCCGGCCCTGTCCCGGGTTCGGCCGCTCGATCAGCGCCAGCAGCGGGTGCGTCTCGTAGCGCTGTACGCGGTCCTGAAGGATCAAGGGCAGCGCCGCCGCCGCCTCGGCCACCAGCTTCACCGCGCGGTGCCCCACCGGGTTGCCGCCAAATCCCTGGCGCACCAGGGTCGCGGTGTCTCGGGGGCCCCAGACGGGCCGGCCGGAGATGCCCCAGGCGGCAACCCGGCCGGTGGCACTCGCCTTGGTCTCCTCAGGCTCCGCCGCCTGCCGCTTCAGAAATCCGAACATGCTCGCTCCTTCTCGATCACCGCGCAGCACGAAGGCCCCGCCGGATCGCTCCGGCGGGCCACGCCCCACATCTCGTCGCCAATCTCGCGCCCGGCTCAGCCGAGCATGCGCACCTGCGGCCGGCGCCAGCGCCGCGCCGGCTCCAGGATCAGGTCGTGCAGCGCCCAGACAAGCGCATCCACCCGGTCGGGAGAGCCGCTGCCCTGGAACCCTTCCGCGGTCATCTGCGCCATCTGCGCCTCAAGCTCTCCCAGGCCCCGCCGGTGCGCGACCCGCCCCTGCTCGTACAGCGCCGCTGCCGGCTCGGCCCGCGCCGCCTTGCCGCGGCTGGCATGGACGGCGCGGTAGGGCACCAGCGGATCCACCTGCCGGATCACGCTCTCCACCAGCTCGCCGCCCTGGTTGACCTCGGCCACCAGCCGGTCGGCCTGATGGCGGTGCACGGCAGCCACCGCTGCCTCGGCCCAGGCCATCGGCGAGGCGCCGGCGACGCTCGCATCCTCCAGCACAACCGCCCGCCAATTCTGGGGCGGCCCCTCCGTGCGCGCCCCGACCACCACGATGCCGCATGCATCCGCGGCCCGGCCGCCCGTCACCGGCGGATCCACCGCCACCACCACGCGGTCCGGGGACCAGTCGATCTCGGAAGTGGCCCGTTCCAGCACCGCCGCCGGCCACAGCCCGTCCTCGGCGCCGTCCACCAGCACGCCGTCCAGCTCCTGCCGTCCCAGCCGGGTCCCGGCGTAGCGCCGCTGCACCTCTTCGAGGAAGCTCTGCGCCAAGTTGGCGCGGTTGGCCTCCGTCGGCGCCTGGGTCACCACGGTGCTGTCCAACTCCAGCAACCGCTTAAGAAGCGCCACGTCGCGCGGCGTCGTCGTCACGCATTGCCGCGGCGCCTCGCCCAGCCGCAGCGCGAACTGCAGCATGTCCCACGCCGCCTCGGCCTTCTTCCACTTCGCCAGCTCATCCACCCAGGCAGCATCGAACTGCGGACCGCGCAGCGCCTCGGGATCATGGGCCGAGAAGGTCTGCGCCTCGGCCCCGTTCGGCCAGACCAGCCGCCGCCGCCCCGCCTCCCAGCGCGGACGACGGTCGGGGGGCGAACAGGCCAGCAGGCCGCTTTCGCCGAAGACCATGACGTCGCGCGCCTGATCCAGCGTCTCGCCCACCAGCGCCACGCGGCGCGCACGGCCCGGGTCCTCGGGCCGCGCGCCCTCCACCTCGGCCCGCACCCATTCCGCCCCGGCGCGTGTCTTGCCGGCACCGCGCCCCCCCAGGATCACCCAGCTACGCCAGTCGCCCTCCGGGGCCAGCTGGTGCGGCATCGCCCAGAATTCGAACAGGAAGGGCAGCGCGCCCAGCGCCTCCTCATCCAGAGTATCCAGAAAAGTCTCCTGAACGCTCTGCGGCACGGAGGCGAGCAAGGCGGCGCCCGACCTCAGCGCGAAGGGAGTCGAAATCGAAGCGTCCGGCGCCGTGGCCGGAGCTGTCTCGTGCGTCATGATCCTCTACCTTGTGAAGTTCCCGCAGAAGCAGCGCCACCGCTGCCGAGTACTCGTTGATCGCGCGCCGGCAGTCCTTGCCGTCCGGCGCCTCACCGCGCTTCAACTCCCTGATCTTGCCCTGCACCGCATGCAGCATGATGTCGTAATGCTCCCGCGCCTCGGCCAGAAGCGACGGGGCTGCCCCGGTGTCCCCGGGTTCGTTGTCGTCCCTCATGCAATGGTCCGCCGTTGTTGCCTGCCTGCGCCATCACCCGGCGCAAACGAAAAAGACGACCGCGGGCGCCGCCCGGGTCGTCTTGCAGTTTTTCCAGCTTGCACTTCTTCTACGACGGACCGTTCGCAGAGTCAAGCGGTTTCGCTTCAGCATCGCATTCCAACGCACTGACACTTAACGATTTGTTCAGTTTCCCTGCTGCTGCGCCTCGATCGCCCGCCACTTCGCAACGTTTTCATTATGCTGCGCCAGCGTCTCGGCGAAGGCATGGCCGCCGGTGCCGTCGGCGACGAAGAACAGGTACTCCGTCTCGGCCGGGTTCACCGCCGCCCGCAGCGATTCCAGCCCCGGGTTGGCGATCGGCGTCGGCGGCAGGCCGGCGATGCGATAGGTGTTATAGGGCGTCTCGCGGTCCAGCTCGCTGCGGCGCAGACCGCGGCCCAGCACTCCCTGCCCGCCCGTGATGCCGTAGATCACCGTCGGGTCCGTCTGCAGGCGCATCCCCTCGTTCAGCCGGT